AATGCAGAGAGAGAGGCGTCAGAGCAAGGCAAGCGTCGATTCTATGATGAGCTTGTTGAATCGCAAGGGTTTGATGCTGCTTTTGATGAGCTGGAGAAGGATTCAAAACGGGTTCCTAAAGGCTGGGAGCCTGACGAGTGGGACTCTTACATTGCCAGCCAGCAGTCAGATTTAAATCAGAAGCTGTCGCGGGAGTTTGGTGGCGCGGCAGCAAGAAAGAAAGAAATCAAAAAACAAAAAGACTTCACCGACATTGAAAGCCGTATCAACGGCGATGATCGTGTGGTGCTTAATGTTAAAGCGGTTGATGCCTATTACACTGAGCGCATAGCGCCTCTAACAGATAACCTTCCGCCCGCTGAAAAGAATGCAATTCTTACTCAGTTTGTGGATAAGACAAAGATAGTACCTCTCTCAATGAGAAATCAGGCGAGCTCCTTTATTCAATCTGGCAATCCTGAATTAATGCAGGAGGCCATTACTCTTGCTGACTCACTGGACGAGGTGGCTGGTGCCGATGAGATATTAAACCCAAATCAGCGTGTGTTCGGAAAGCTTGCCGTTGATCTAATGGCTAACCTGTCGCCAGCAGAGGCGGTTAGATTGGCAAGCCAAGCAACTGACCCTAAAGACAAGGGCCGTATAGAGCTGGTTGACGAGAAGCTGAAGAAGGTCAAAGACAAGACCCAGAATTACCAAGAGGCTGCGCTTGATATATTTGGCGGATTTCTCGGTATTGGTGCACCGGAAGCTGATGACATCACCAAGGCACAGATGGGCAAGGAGTACGGCGACCTATACGAATCATACCTTCGAAATGGTGCTGATGAGTCTCAGGCAGCAGAGCTGGCAAAGGGTGCCATTCAGCGCAATTGGAGTGAGTGGGAAGGACGGGCCATTAAGTATTCGCCAGCAACCTACTACTCAATTGATGGTGATTCTGGGTATGTCATGGATCAGCTATTTAAAGATGTTAATTCTCAGAGCGCATTCATAGAAAATATACCTAGAGAGAATATCATTCTTATACCGAATGACCAGACGGCTAAGGGCGCATCCCTTGGTCGTCCATCTTACGGTGTGACGGTAATTGATGCTTCTGGGCAGCTGGTGCCTATGGATAACATGTGGATGCCAGACATGGATGGCGAAATCGAGAAGCGAAAAACCGAATCGGTGGCCAAGGCTAAGCAGCGCAGAATCGAGGCCATGCAAAAAGGAATTCTAAAGACTGACACCAAGAAGGCGCTAACCAGAGGTTCGTTTTAATGCCATTCATTGAAGATCAGGTTTTCCCAGTTGAAAAGGCTATCGGCGTGCCTCAGTTTTCTGATGTAGAGCCCAGCTTTAAAGAGACTCTTCGGGCGGCCTATCGCACAGAGAATACTATCGGGTCATTCATTGCTAAGGAGGGTAATCTCCCTGATTCCGCAGTGACTAATCCAGAGTTTAATCCTCTCGATTATGTGAGCGAGGATGAAAAGCTCGATGAGAAGTTTCTAAGCAATGCGATTCTTGCTGACAATGTTAGCGAGATTGAATCGCTTAGGCTTCAAGTTGAGCGAGAGAGAAGCGACAGGGAGACAATGGCTGCGGGAGGGTTGGCCCCAATGTTTCTGGCTGCTGCTGCCGATCCGGTTAATTTAATTCCTGTAGGCGGCTCAACATATCGAACTTATCGTACGGGCGCATCGATTCTTGAGGGTGCTAGAGTTACCGCCATGGTTGCTGCTGGCTCAACCGCATTAACTGAGGCTGGACTACAGTACTCACAGATAGAGCGAACTTATGGCGAGTCGGCGTTAAATATTGGTGCTGGCGCATTGCTGGGCGGTGTTCTCGGTGCATCACCTGGAGCATTAAGGAAGCTGCTGTCTGATTCTGGTGTTGATGAGGCTAAGTTATTTAGAGAAATCGAAGACTCCATGAATCCAGAGGGTGCGGTCAATGATGGGTTTAACCCTGCTGCGCCTGCGGGTGATAGAGCTATGGGTGCCGCTCAAGTCATGGATGATCCGCAGGTTCGTGGAAAGCTCGCCAAGGCAATTACTAAATTCATAGGCTTTGACCCTCTAAGCCGAACCATTACCTCTGACTCTAAAGCAACAAGGCAGGCAACTAATCGACTAGCAGAGAACCCTGTTGCTGTTGATGGCGGGCTGGCAAGAACATCTGTTGAATCGAATGTGAAGGTCTATGACGGACTTTATTACAAAGCTATTGAGCAGCACCACGCCTCCTTTAAAGAGTACAAGCAGGGTGGCGGCTCACTGACTAGGCAGGCATTCAATGAAGAGGTATCAAAGGCTTTAAGAAACGGGTCTGATGATGCGTTAATTCAAAAATCTGCAGAGGCTTGGCGGAGAGAGGTCTATAACCCAATTAAAGAAAAGGCGATTGCCGCAAAGCTTCTGCCAGAAGATGTTGATGTAACAACAGCCGAAAACTATCTAAATCGTGTTTGGAATAAGAACAAGCTATCAGCAAAGATGCCCGCTTTTATGGATACGGTATCTAATTGGCTGATGTCAAAGAATGCTGATATGGAGTTGTTCGAGGCTCAATCGCTGGCTGGTGAGATTGCAGTAAGAATTCAAGGCACGCCAGATGGTCGCCTGCCTTATGATTACCAGATAGGAAAGACCGCAACAGGTAATCCAACTAAAGCTGGAATATCTGGCACATTTAAAAAGCGGTCATTTGATATACCAGACGAACTGGTAGAAGACTTTCTCGAAAATGATATTGAGGATCTTGCGCAGCGATACATTCGTGGCACGGCTCCCGATATTGAGATCATGAAAGAGTTTGGTGATATTGAGATGACCTCTGTTAAGAAAGAGATTGCAGAGGACTACCAGAAGCTCATAGAAGCGGCTGATACCGAGAAAAAGCGCATTGATATTGCTAAGCGCCGAGACCGTGACCTTAGAGATCTGGCGGCTATGAGGGATAGAATTAGAGGCGTTTACAATATAGCGGACGCTGATAATCCATGGGTAAGAGCTGGGCGTGTGATGCGCGATTTAAACTATATGCGCTTGCTTGGTGGCGTGGTTGCGGCATCTATCCCTGATGTTGCCAGAATCATTGGATCAGAGGGCATCGCTAGAACATTTAAGAGCGGACTTGTTCCGCTGGCTAATAACTTGTCAGGCTTTAAGATTGCAGCGAAAGAGGCTAAGGCTTACGGCGTGGGGATTGATGCATTAATGGGCGGGCGAGCTGAGATTCTAGCGGATATTGGCGACTACTCCAGAGGGGGAACAGCCTTTGAGCGCGGCGTAAATACAGCGGCGAGAAAGTTCAGCACTATCAATCTAATGAACCATTGGACGTCAGGCGTTAAGCAGCTTCACGCTGTAACCATGCAAACCCGTGTTATTGATGAGCTATCAAAAGGTAAGTATGACCCGCGATTGAAACAGCTTGGAATTGATGAGGGTACGTCAGGCGCAATCGCTAAAGAGCTCAAGAAGCACGCCAAGAAGATTGATAATGTGTGGGTTGCAAATGCTGACAACTGGGAAAGCCAAGACCTTGCAGGGATATGGCGAGCAGCGGTTCGTAATGAGTCTGATCGGGTTATTATTGTTCCCGGACAGGAAAAGCCCTTGTTTATGTCAACAGAGATGGGCAAGACTATATTCCAGTTCAAGACCTTTATGCTGTCTGCCACTCAAAGAATTCTAATTGGTGGATTGCAGGGTAGAGATGCCCACTTTATGCAGGGCATGCTAGGGCTGGTATCGCTGGGGATGATGTCTTATGCGTTTAAGCAGTGGGATGCTGGCCGACCAATTGAGACTGACCCAACGGCTTTGGTTGTTGAGGGTATCGACCGATCTGGAACGCTGGGGATTCTCATGGAGATGAACAACACCATGGAGAAGATAAGCTCTAACAATATAGGGCTTAGGCCAATGCTAGGGATATCGGCGCCGGCCTCTCGCTATGCATCTAGATCAGTCGCAGAGAGTGCGGTTGGCCCTACGTTCGGATTGATCAATGATGCAGTTAGAGCGGCCAACGGAGTATCCAGCGGTCAGGATTGGACGGAATCAGACACAAGGGCTTTGAGACGGCTTATACCAATGCAAAATCTATCAATTATGAGGCAGGCTTTTGATAAGATCGAAGGCGGCATTAATGAATTTTCGGGGGTCAAATGACAATTACAAACAATCCAAGCCGCGACGAGTACACAGCAACTGCTGGACAAGTGGTATTTAATTACACATTTAAGATATTCAGCGGAGATGAGCTAGATGTTTATGTGACGCCTTTCGGCCAGTCTCCAGACGATAGCGCCGACTTGACCACTGATTATGTTGTTGATCCGGCAACGGTTGGCGATGAGGGTGGAGGCTTTATTACTTTCAATACTCCTCTGTCTGCTGGAGATGCAGTAAGTATTGTTTCTGGAATACCTTATGACCGAACAGTTGACTACCAGCAGAACGGTGATTTTCTTCCGGTTACTGTTAATAATGACAATGATAGGCAGGTCGCACAGATTAAGCAGGTTTTAGAGCTTGCAAGAAAGGCTGTTGTATTTGGCCAGGCCTCACAGGGAACCTCTGGATTAACTTCAGAGCCGCCTATTGCTGGGCAATTTATTCGCTGGAAGCAAGACCTTTCAGGGTTTGAAAATGTCCCAATATCTCAACTTCCTGATGGAGTTATACCATCAGACTCAATTATTTATGTTTTTGATAGCGTTGCCGATTTAAAGGCGTCAGATTTGTCTGTTGGGATTGTTGCGGTAACTAAGGGGTACAATTTAATTGGAGACGGCGGCCAGGCTTTTTATGTTGTTGATTCTCCGAAGGTAGTTGATGGATTTGGGGATCACCAGTTAAGTAATGGGAATACTGCGCTAATCCAAACAAATGGAAGCCTATCTATTCGTCAATATGGAGCATTCCCATCATCTGACGCATTGAATAATGATGCGGCAATAGCTGCGGCAATAGCTGCAAATAGTGTGGTTACGGCCCCTATTGGGAGCTATAAAATATCATCAACAATAAATATTCCAGCATCAAAAGCGCTTCTCGGTGAAGGTGTTGGTAGCAATCCGAATTTAGCTCCATCCGGTAACGATGCAACCGTGTTTTCTTATAGTGGTGTCGGCGATGCAATATCTGTAAATGGTTCTGGCTTTAGGGTTAAGGATTTTGCGATTCTTGATGAGCTCTCTACGGCCTCTTCTGGGCTGTTTATAAATGGAGATGGTAACGAAATTAACGGAGGGGTTGCCGAAAACATATTGATTCACAATTTCCAGTCGGGAACAAGTCATAAGCTTTTTGCGGCAAATAGCGGGTTTATTGCTTATTGTAAGTTTAATATAAGAAGTAGGTTTGCCAATATTGGTGTTCATATTGACACGGATTTAAGCGGGTCATTTTGCAGCACAAATCAATGGGAGGGCGGCGCAATAAATGGAGGAACTGCCACTAATGGAATTAGGTCGGAGGGGGCAATATCAAACGACAATAGATTTATAGGTACAAGTGTTGAAATATCGTCAACCACTGAGGGATCTATTTTTGTTGATGGAAGTTCTAATATTGTATTTGACGGAAGATTAGAGGCAACACAGCAGCCTTCAGTTGACATAAATGTACCGGTTGTTTTTTGTGGTGCGGGAACTTCAGATTGCTCTATTGGAGGGCTTGGTGCGGCGGGGCTTATAATAGATGAAGGCAACGGAAACTCCATAACATTTAATAGCTCAAAAACCCCACAACCTGTCAGAAGCACAGACAACTTAATAAAGAATGCAAATTTCTCTAAAGTTACAGCTTCATCTATTGAAGATTGGGTTGTAACAGGCGTTGGCGTAAGTCTATCTGTATCAGATTCTATATTTTTGGAGAGTGCAAAAACACTAACAGTAACCATCCCAGCTGGTACCGTATCTACTATATATCAGCAATTTTCACCGGCCTTCTTTGGTGGTAACTCCTTCACAATGGGATGCTATATTGGTAGCTCATCCCCGCTGTCTGCCGTCTCATGGTTTTCTGATGCGGGTGCAGGGATTACTGCAGGCCAGCCACACCCGGGCGACGGTAGCACTATCTGGCTTGGGCACATCAAAGACACCCCAGATTCTCCTCCCTACATTAGGGTCGGGCTATCTATGAATAATACAACAGGATCGCCGATTAGCATTACGCTTACAATGCCTATTGCAGTTACCGGGTTTCACTTACCAATAGCTCAACCGGCAAGACTTAATGAGTCGAAGGCTGTTATGAAGGGTGTTTTTTCTGATAATTTCGGAACAGATGGGGTGGCTGCATCTCAAATGGTTTTGTCTAGGGATGGGAATAAGTATGTTGTTAGCGGCGCCGCTCTTATTACCAGAATAAATCAGTCCGCAGCTGATAGATTTCCAGATGGAACGACAATTAAGATTTACGCAGCAGCAGCTGGTGTCACCCTTTCAGACAATGCATTTTTGCTTCTTTCCGGTAATTTCACATCGGTAAGTCAATGGGACAATATAACTTTAACCCATATAGGTGCTGGTGTTTGGGTTGAGGATGCAAGAACATTTGTGTAGAGAATATTGTGCCCTAGGGATTTTCCTTAGGGCATTTATTTAATTAACCCCTCTGAATAACTCGAACTTCTCCCACGGTGCTAATCTGAGGCCTGTGCTGGTAATGAACTCTATCGTCACGGGTTGCCATTCCCTTTTTACTCTTAAGCTTGGTTGAGAACGCATAGTCAATTGTTAGGAAGTCGTTTTTCTTTTTCATGGCTCACCCCTTAGGTAATATATCTTTGTTACCAATTAAAGTAATAGACCGGCGTTACTAAATCAACTATTATTTACGCAGACATTAAAAAAGGCTTTAGCAGTGAAAATAGAATTAGATCGTTTAAGCGACATTGAGCGGAAGGAATACGAAGTTTTTGGGTACTGTCATTTTCTGGTAAAGCGCTTTCGTGAGCTGAGCGGTATGACCTTGGAGAAGATCGGCCTGGAGATTGAGCCAGAGGACCCTAAGAGCGAGAAGAGGACCAAGGACAACGCCAAGCAATACGCCTTTTATCATCAGCAGCAGGGTAACTCTATTCGCTATACGCCTTCTGAAGATCGTATTCAGATGGTGACTCGGCAGAGGTTGATTTGATATGGATAAGAACACTATCCCGTTTGTAATCATCACTATTTCGATGGGTATAATGCTTGCCATAATGCTCACTATCGAAAAGGACACAGAGCTTATCAAGCTTCAGATTGAAGAGGTTAGGCTTAGTATTGAGTTGAACAAACTTGAAATAGAGAAGGCCAGCAAATAATGGGAGATATAACCAGAAACTTCTCCTTATGGGAATTTGAGGCGTCGCAAGAGGCGACACGCCGAGGCATTGATAACTCTGTGCCTGATTATGAGCTGAAGAGTATTGTATCTTTGGCTCACTGGCTTCAATCCCTGCGTGATGAGTTGAGTGAGTATCACGGTCGAGATGTGTCCATCACTATTTCATCAGGCTACCGATCCCCAAAGCTAAACAAGGCAATTGGCGGTTCTAAAAACTCTCACCATATGCAAGGATTGGCTGCGGATATTCGAGCATCTGGATTATCGCCTCAGCATCTATTTGACTTTATTGTGGACAAAAGTGATCGATGGTTTAACCAGTGCATTCAAGAGTTCGATAGCTGGGTACACATTTCCATTCCATCGGTCAATGATGCGGTTGCCACAAGACAGAAGCTTAAGGCCAGCAAGGTGCGTAACATGTTTGGCAGGTTAAAAACTCAATACGAGGTGGTGGCATGAGCGTGTGGGGATTTCTAAGTGGTAACTCTAAATCGGTAGAAAAGGTTGTTGATGCTGGAATCTCCGGGCTTGATAAGCTTGTTTTTACGGATGAGGAAAGAGCAGATTATCACGCCAAGCTACAAAAGCTTCACCTTCAGTTCGTCCAAATATCCGCTAACGAATCCACTACTCAGAGCATTAGCCGCCGGTTGATATGCCTGCCGGTGGTCTACTCTTGGCTTGCAATGATCTTTATGAATGTGTGGTTTGAGGTGTGGGGATTTGGCGAGGTTAAATCAATCACGTTCGCCATCGGCCAGATGAGTGTACCTGCGCTTGCTGCTATCGGGTTCTATGTTGGCCGCCACTTGGCTAGCGACTGGAACAAAAAGAAAAACTAATAATAAGATTATCGGCTTGCCCCTTAACTGGGGCTTTTTAATTCCCTCAATACCATCTTAGCCGCAATATTAGCCCGCCCTAATCGTTCTTGATGCCTAGCCCATTCAATAGTATTTAGCCGGCGATATGCCTTTCCCCTTGGCAGCTTGTTCTTTCTGATTTCGTAGAGCTCACCGTGATTACCCTTCACTCTCCTAATGTAAAAAGCGCTGTAATTAGCTCTGTGTGACTCAATGTGAAAGTAGGGCTTCACTCTACGAGATCCTTGTACAAATCAATGCCGTGGCAATCTAGCGATTTCTTCCACCAAGGTGATGACTCCGTACCGCCAAGATACACTTTTCTAACGTGCTTGTAATCAGTGTGGCCGAGCCATGATGGGATAGGATCGCGAGCGTGCACATACTGAGTCGTGATAAACCCCATATCATTGATCATATCGTCGCTGATTGTCCGTGGTGCGCCGAACGTCACGCATTCGACTATTGGCCAGCCTTTTCGTAAAAACTCAGCAGCACCGATTAGGGCGATTGC